CGAAATGCTGGAGCGGCGTGGAAAGCAGACACGCTCGCGACGAGGCAAGTGGCGGCGCTTAGAAATGGCCACTCGGAACGGCGGGTTCTTCCTGCGGCCCAAGCGAATTCAGCCGGAGTAGCGCCCGGCCTCCAGCATACCTCATCCCCGCGGCGTTCCAGGCGGTCCCCATGACCGAAGCCGAGATCATCGAGACCATGGCGCGGGCGATCCGCAACATCGACCCGGAAAAGCAGGGGATTTGCGATCAAATCTGCCCGGATAACGCCGCGCGCTGTCCCTGCACCGAAGATATTTGCCGTATCGCTCTCTGCGCCCTTGCCTCTAAGGGGCTGGTGATCGTCCCGAAAGAGCCGACGCTGGAAGCCGCTACCAAAGTAGAACACGACACTTGGGTCGGTTCGCAAACGGCTGGTCGCGTCTATCGCTCTTTCATCTCCTTCTTCCTCAAGGGCGAGGGCTGATCCCATGCCCGCGCGCTCAACCGCCATCTTTCCGCACGATTGGGCGCTCAACCTTGGTGCGCGCAGGGACTTCGCCGCGCGCCTGCCGCTCAAATTTCTGTTTGTGCATCTCGGCGAGCACTTCGACCGCGTTCTCGTCGCAGACCAGCCCGGTAACGATACCGGCTGGGGTGTATTCCTTCCCCGACGCCTCTTGCGCGCGCTCGACTGCTTGGCCGTTGCTGCGGTCAGGTGCGTTCTCGAGCTGCGGCGCGTCGTCGTCGGGCTTCATCGTCAACGGCCTCCCGCCGTCGCAACCAACAATGCGACTGGAGAGAGGCAATGTCACCAAACGAGCGCGACCGGAAAATGGCTGTTTTAGACCAGGCCGATCTACCCTATCGGGTGCGCTGGTATCTCCTCGGTGCCTATGCGGGGGCGGGGAGAGTGAAGCGCATAGCCCGAGATCTCGACGTTTCCTTGCGGAAGGCCGCGCGCCTTCTGGCAGGCGAGAACGTCACGACTTCCGATCTGCAAGCCATGGCGAAGCGCTACGGCCATTCGTTCACCACGTTCATTTTCGCGCCGCTCGCGCCGGGGAACGCCGATGGATTCACCAGGACCGCTGCCTCCGCAAAAGCCGGGATCGAGGCTTTGGATAGAGCTACTCGCGGCGGCCCTCTATCTGTGGTGCGCCCTGCTGTGGCTCCTGAGCCGAGGAACAGTGCATCTGGCAAAGATACTGCTGGCGATCGGCCAGTGGGCGGAGAAGCGCCGACAGGCAGCGCTCGCCCGATAAAGAGGGCCGCGGAATAGCGAAAGGAAACCACTTATGGATCGTAAGAACATTGCAGCCTTCACACCGCCCGGAGCGAACTTCCCGCCCTATGTCTCCATCAATGACGTGGGGAACGGCGTAGAGATTACGGTACGCGCCGCGGCCGGCGCTGACGGAAGTTGCGGTGTCTCCGCCAACATGACGCTGACGTACGAGCAATTTTCGGCGCTCATGCGCGAGGTCGCAAGATACGCGCTCCGCGATGGAAGCCATGATGGGGAATGAAGTTGCCCAAGCGCTGGCGGATGAAAAGCGTTTTCGACGGGCCATGGATGAATTCAGACGAGAGTGTGGACTTGCCCCAATTCGCCGCGTGCATGGGGTTCGACGCCTACCGTTTGGCAGTAGGAATCCCCCTGCGCCACTTCGACGAAACGGCGGTCCTGACATGGCTTCTGTCGATGTTCGCGCAATTGGGCGGAGCGGGCGAGGGTGAAGGCGCTCCGGTGAGAAAGGCGGCTGAGTGATGAAGCTCGTTCTTTGGGCCTGCGCTGTGGCCTTTTTCTTCGAGCAGAACAGCTATTTCGGCTGGAACGGAAAACCGCATTCGGACGCCGAATTAATAGCCGACGGGATCACGATCCTTCTTGTGGCGCTCGCCGCGCTTGGAAGCGTTCTGACAGGCGACTAACCGTCGCCTCTCCGCGGCGGCTGCACATTTTTGTGAGGTGGAGCATGTTCTGGAGATTGGGATGGCCACGATCCCTCTAACCCGCGGCAGAACAACCGCGGTCGACGATGGCGACCACGAGCGCGTCGCGCGCATCAAGTGGATGTTTCGACCGAAGCGGCATCGCCCGGACAACGGTTACGCCTGGGGAATCGTGGATGGGCGCCGCATTCCCATGCACAGATTTATCCTGGGGTCCCCAGCCGGTCAGCAAGTGGACCATATAGACGGGGACGGCCTGAATAACTGCCGCGCCAACTTGCGTCTCGCCACGCTACTCGAAAACTGCCGCAACCGAAAAAAGCAACGCGCCCCCTCGGCCTCTCGCTTTAAGGGGGTCGCGCGAACGAGCGTCGGCGCTTGGCGCGCCTACATCTACCTGAATGGCCGCCAGAAGTGGCTCGGTTCGCACGCGACCGAAGAGGACGCCGCTCGGGCCTATGACGCAGCCGCTATCTCGCTGTTTGGCGCATTCGCGCGTCCGAATTTTACGGAGTCGGCCTCGCGATGATCGAGCACCTTGCACGTTTCATCGCGTTCGGCCCTGCGCTCTGCGGCTGGGCGATGCGAGGCTGGCCGTGACCGCAAAGCTCTGCCCCCATTGCATGCAGCCCATGCCGGGAGAGCGGCAATGATTCCCGAACTTCGCGCGCCTGTGCGCGAGCGCCGCGTTCCATCTCCTCCCTCGGACGCGGCCCCCCTGGCGGCTGGCTCCGGTGCCCCACGCACGGGGCCAGCCGTCCTTTTCTGCAAACGCTGCGGGAAGGAAATACCTCGGCGAAAGGGCATGTCTCGGGCGGAATACACCAAGAGAACGTTTTGCTCCGCCCTCTGTTCCAGGGAATCCTTCAAGAAGGATAGCCTATTTCCGGTCCGATATTGCGACCATTGCGGCGCTCAGCTCCGCAAGCGGAAGAAAGAGGGCAGCACGGATTTCCGCATGCGCCGCTTCTGCAGCCGCGCCTGCATGGACAAATCCCCGCGGAAGCAAAAGCCGTCCTACGCCACGGTCGAGGATTATATCGACCATGTTGGCGTGACGCAGTGCCCTACGGTCCATCTCATCGCTCCCGACCACATGCGCCCAAATTACGGCTTGCGGTCGAGGAGGACGCAATGAGAGAGGCCGCGCTCGCCGAAAGTGTTAACCAGTTTCTCGCCGTGGCGCTGCCGCGCGAGGCTTTCTATTGCCACGTCCCGAACGAAGGCAAGCGCTCCTATGCGGTCGCCGCCGAATTGCAGCGCCAGGGAATGCGCGCCGGCATTCCCGATTACTGCATCCTCTACGCCGGCCGCGCCTACTGGATCGAATTGAAGTCGAAGCGCGGCTCCATCTCCGAAGCGCAGAAACGGGTTCACCGCGAGCTGCGCAATGCGGGATGCGAGGTCGTGGTGGCGAGGTCGATCGCCGAGGTAGCCCTCGCGCTTGAGGGGTGGAACATCCCGTGTTCAGCGAGGATTGCCGCATGACAGCCCGCTACAGACTAGCCGGCCCGGTCCAGAGGAGGCGCGCGAGCTGATGGGCGATTACGAGCAGTTCCTTGTTCGCAAGGCGCTACGCGCACCCTTCCGAGGCTTGCGCTCGATTCCGCCGCTCGCGTCTCATCTCTTTCCCTTCCAGCGCCACACCGTCGATTTTGCCTTGCGGGCAGGATGCGCGGGCGTCTTTCTCGACACCGGCCTCGGCAAAACCGAAGTGCAGCTTGAGTGGTGCAAACACGCTGCCGCCGCCACGAACGGCCGCGCTCTCATCCTGACGCCGCTCGCGGTCGCCGGGCAGACGAAGCGCCGCGCGGATCGCTGGGGGTACGAGGCGCGGGTGATCCGCGAGATGTCCGATGCTGGCCCTGGAATCAACATCTGCAATTACGACCGGCTCGACCATCTCGCCCCGTCCGCTTTCGGCGCTGTCTCGCTCGATGAAGCCAGCATCCTCAAGTCTTTCACCGGAAAGACGACGCGCGCACTGATCGAAGCCTTCAAGGGCTGTCGGTTCAAGCTCTGCGCGACCGCGACTCCGGCGCCGAACGATCACATGGAACTCGGCAACTATAGCGAGTTTCTTGAGGTCATGGCAGCCAATGAGATGCTGTCGCGGTTTTTCATCAACGACACTTCGACCGCTTCTCAACAGTGGCGGCTCAAGGGTCACGCAGTCACGGCGTTTTGGGACTGGATGGCATCCTGGGCGCGGATGGCGGAGAAGCCGTCCGACCTCGGCGATACGGATGAAGGGTTCAATCTGCCGCCCTATACGGTGAAGCGGCACCGCGCGCGCGATACCGCGATTGATAACGCGCTCGCCGACCTGTTCGGCACGGTCACGATGTCGGCAACCACATTGCACGACGTGAAGCGCCAGACTTCCGAGGCTCGCGCTGAGGCCGCCGCCGCTCTCCTGATGCAAGAGTCAAACGAGGCGTGGATCATCTGGGTGGACACCGATTACGAAGCCGATGCCGTGAAAGCGGCCATTCCTCATGCCGTTGAAATTCGCGGCTCCATGCCAGCCGAGATGAAGGAACAGCGGATCGAGGCGTTTGCGTCGGGTGAGATCAAGCATCTCATCGGCAAGCCCTCGATGCTCGGCCTCGGCCTTGACTGGTCCCATTGCGCGCGGATGGCATTCGTCGGCCGCTCTTACAGCTACGAGCTTTGGTATCAGGCGGTGCGCCGCTGCTGGCGCTTCGGGCAGAAGCGCCAGTTGGCCGTCCACATCATCGTCGCCGAGGGCGAAAACGAGATCGGCCGCGTTGTCGATCGCAAGGCGGATGACCACGCAAAGATGAAACGCGCCATGCGCGATGCAATGGCGAGATCGCAAGGGCAGGGCGCTCTTGTGAAAACCGCTTACGAACCAAACCGGACTGTGGGGTTGCCAAGATGGATAACGTCCGCTGCCTGAACGCCCATTACGGGCAGAAATTCGTGGCGTTTCACGGCGATTGCGTCTCCGTGCTCAGCCAGATGCCGGATGACAGCATCGGGTTTTCCGTCTACTCGCCGCCCTTCGGCTCGCTGTTCGTCTATAGCGAGAGCGCGGCGGATATGGGCAACTCCACCGATGAGGAATTTGCCGAGCATTACGCTTTCATGGTCGCGGAGAAGCTGCGCGTAACCAAACCTGGACGGCTGACGGCGGTTCACTGCTCGGATCTGCCGATGACGAAATGGAAAGACGGCGCCATAGGCATCAAGGATTTCTCGGGCCAGATCATCAAAATCCATGAGGATGCCGGCTGGATTCTCCACTCGCGCCGCACGATCTGGAAGTCTCCCGTGACCGAAATGACGCGCACCAAGCATGTCGGGCTGCTCTACAAGCAACTGCAAAAGGACAGCGTGAAGTCGCGCGGCGGGATGCCGGACTATCTTCTGACCTTCCTCAAGCCCGGCGACAACGCGGAGCCGATCCGGCACACGCCCACCACATTCCCGCTCGACCAATGGCAGGAGTGGGCGTCGCCAGTCTGGATGACAATCAACCAATCGAATGTGCTGAACGTCAAAGCGGCGAAGGAGCCGAATGACGAGCGGCACCTTTGCCCCTTGCAACTCGACGTGATCGAGCGCGCGCTCGTGCTCTGGAGCAACCCCGGAGATGTGGTTCTGTCGCCCTTCATGGGCATAGGCTCCGAGGGGTATGTCTCGCTCAAGCTTGGCCGCAAGTTCTGCGGCATCGAGTTGAAGGAAAGCTACTGGCGTCAGGCTTGCCGCTATCTCGATGAGATCGAGGCGCAAGGCACGCTGCGGCTCGTTGATGAGGCGCGCGCATGACCGCCGAACTCGACTCCCTCCTTTCCTACGCCGCCGCCCTCAAGGCCATGCGTCTCAGAGGAATCGTCTCAGGAGATTTCCTGCCGGAAGAGAATGAAGAGGTGGACTTGATGATGTTGTGGGCGATGACGCATCGGCAGCCGTCTATTGCACCACCGAACCCGCGTGCCACTGGCGCTCAGGAACGGCAGCCAGCAGGCAGCTTTACCAAGGGAGTCTCTTTATGAACGAGTTTGTTCCTTTCCCCAAGATCGGTCGTCTGTCGCGCGATATCGTCGTCACCGAAAAGATCGACGGCACCAACGCCAGCATTTTCATTGGCGAAGATGGCGCGTTTCTTGTCGGCAGTCGCACGCGCTGGATCACGCCGGAGGCCGACAACTACGGGTTCGCACGCTGGGCGCATGAGCACCGAGAGGAATTGATGGCGCTGGGCGTCGGTCATCATTTCGGCGAGTGGTGGGGCCAAGGCATCCAACGCAATTACTCACAAACGCGCAAACGGTTCTCGCTGTTCAATGTCAAGCGGTGGGGAGATGCGAGCGTGCGTCCAGCGTGCTGCGATGTCGTCCCGGTGCTCTACCAAGGGCCGCTCGAAGAATACGGCGTGATGAAGGGCATCAAGGGTGCGCTGGGGCGCCTGCAAGACGAGGGAAGCGTGGCTGCGCCAGGGTTTATGAAGCCAGAGGGCATTGTCATCTTTCACACCCAAACTGGCGTTTTGCTCAAAAAGACATTCGAGAAGGACGAAGCTGGGAAAGGACGCGAGCCAGACGCCGAGATGCCCGCATGACGCGCTCGCTCGTGAAGCTTCCTGAACAGTCAGTAATGCGAGGCGCTGAAAGCACGCGGGCCGTGACGGAAGAAGCACGCTCGCTGGACGGTGCGTCATGACCCAGATCACCCTCACCATCCCCTTCCAGGACATCGAGAAGGTGCTGCCGGATCGCTTCAATCAAGCGCGTGCGGCGATGGACCCCGCAAAGCGCTACGCCATCTCCGTCGAAGGCAACGGCAGAGAGGTGAAATTCCGCTGGACGGAGGAATCGCCTCCGAAGCAGATGCCGAAACTGGTGAGAAGCCGAGCATGAGCGACGCCCTCTGGTCCAGCTTCCAGCACGCCACCGAGCGGCACCAGCGCGAGCAGAGCGCGGAGTCCGAGGCAGACGTTCTCGCCGCCTATGAACGGTTTTGCCGCTCGTTCGTCCCCGACGATGC